TCCCGGCGCCGGCCGAGGGCATCCTGTTCCGCCGCGACGACATGGTGGAGTTCGATAAGGCGCCCGAGGTGCTACGCATCGTCGGTGCCAGCGACTACGCGGCCACGCCCGACGGCGGCGACTGGATCGAGCACGGCGTGATGGGCATCGCCGCCGACGGCACCCGCTACCTGCTGGACTGGTGGCGCGGTCAGGTGTCGCCCGAGGTGTGGATCGAGCGAGAGATCGACCTCATGCAGCGCTGGCAGCCGCTGAAGTGGTTCGGCGAGACCGGGCCACTGCGGCGCGCCACAGAAGGCCGCCTGCGCCAGCGCATGGTGGAGCGGCAGACGGCCTGCGCGCTGGAGTGGCTGCCGCACGGCGGCGCCGACAAGCCTACGAAGAACCAGCCGGCCATCGCAATCGCCGGCATGGGGCGCCTCATGTGGCCGCGCAACGCCGCGTGGAAGGCCGAGCTGCAGCGCCAGTGCCTCGTGTTCCCTGCCGGCTCGCCGGATGACGGCGTGGACACCCTGGGCCTGCTCAACCGCGGCGCTGATTCGCTTGGCGTGCGCCAGAAAAACACCCTCGACTTCTCCACGTCCGCCGCCGCGGGCGCGCGCCTATGACCGACATCGTGAAAGAAGCCGGCGAGCGCTACCGCGAGGCCATCGACGCCACGCGCACGCAGCGCCAGCAGATCGAGGAAGACCTCGCGTTCACCGACCCGAGCGACCCCGACCAGTGGGATGCGGAGGAAAAGCGCCAGCGCGAGACCGACCCCGGCGGCGCGCGACCATGCCTCGTGTTCGACCAGGTGGGCCAGTACATCAGCAACGTGGCCGGCCAGGTCGAGCAGCGCCCGCCGGCCATCCACGCCATTCCGGTCACCGGCGGCGCGGTCAAGAAGGTCGCCGAGAACCTCGACGGCTTCTTCCGCCACATCGAGCACACCAGCCGCGCCCAGCAGCACTACGCGACCGCACTGACCAGCGCCGCGCGCGCCGGGGTCGGCTACCTGATCGTGCGGCCCGAGTACACCGACCGCGCGCTCGGCTACCAGGAGCCGCGCATCAGCAGCGAGGGCGACCCTCTGCGCGTGGTGCTGGACCCGTTCAGCGTGGAGAAGGACGGCAGCGACGCCACGTTCGGCCAGCTGCTCACGCCGATGTCGCATCGCGAGTTCGAGCGCCGCTGGAAGGGTGCCGACAAGGTGAGTTTCGGCGACAAGGATCACCGCACGGTGGACGAGCGGCAGGAGATCCTGACCGCCGAGGAGTGGCGGCTGGTCGACGAGACCGTGAACATGATCTTCTGCGTGGACTTGGCCGCTGCGCAGGCGTCCATGCAGCAGGGCGTGCAGCCCGAGGTGTTCGCGCTGCCCGAGGACGAGTTCTGGGATGCGCAGAAGCAGGGCCGCGTGGTCGCGCAGCCCGACAGCGCCGGCCGATCCAACTACACCGACAAGCGCCGCAGCGTGAAGTGGGTTCGCCTGTCGGGTGCCGGCGTGCTCGACAAGGAAGTGGACTACCCGGCCAGCGGCATCGGCATCGTGCCGGTCTACGGCTACGTGGGCCACCGGGACGGCCGCATCACGTACTGCGGCATGGGCCGACGCGCGCGCAGCGCCCAGCAGGCCTACAACTTCCACCAGTCGGAAATGCGGGTGCTGCTGGCGGACATCGCCAAGGCGCCATGGCTGATGCCTGAATCGGCCTTGGCGGGTCAGGACAACATCAAGCGCCTGTGGGACCGCGCCAGCGTGGAGCGCCGGGCCTTCCTGCCCTACGTCGATTGGGACGAGGCCAACCAGCGGCCCATCGCCCCGCCGTCGCGCGTTCCGCTCTCCCTCGACCTGCGCAACCACATCATCGGCAGCGACCGCGCCGAGCGCGACATCCAGGCCTCGCTGGGCATGTACCAGGCCAACCTGGGCGCGCCGTCCAACGAATCCAGCGGCATCGCCATCGAGTCGCGCAAGCAGCAGGGCGAGGCCTCCACCGCCAACTTCCCCTCGCACCTGGCCGCCTCCCTGGGGCAGGTCGGCAAGCTGTGCGTGGAGATGACGCAGCGGCTCATCGACACCCGCCGGCAGGTGCGCATCCTCGGCCTGGACAGCACGCCGGGTCACGTCACCATCGACCCGAAGGGCGAGGCGGTCAAGGAAACACCGCAGGGCATCAGCATCAACCCGAACGTCGGCAAGTATGACGTGCGGGTGGTGATCGGCGCCAGCTTCAGCACGCAGCGCCAGCAGGCCCAGGCCGCTTACACCGAGATGACGCGGGCCAACCCGCAGCTGATGCCGGCCATCGGCCCGCTGTGGGCGCAGACGCTGGATGTGCCAAACGCCGACAAGCTGGCACAGGTGCTCACCGCGGTGGCGCCGCCCGAGGTGCGCGCGATCCTGCAGCCGGAGAAGCAGCAGGCCACCACCGAGCAGCTGACGGCCGAGAACCAGCAGCTGAAGGCCGCCCTGGAGGAGGCCATCCAGCACGCGCAGGAGTCGATGGACGAGTGCGAGCAGCTGCGCGCGAAGGCGGAGTCCAAGGAGGGCGAGCTCGCCATCAAGGACTACGAGGCCGAGACCAACCGCATGAAGGCCCTGGGCACGTTCATGACGCCCGAGCAGGTGCAGGCCTTCATCCCGCAGGTGCTGCAGCAGATGGTGCCGCTGATGGTCGCGCAGACCGTCGAGCAGATGCTCAGCCACCCCGCGCCGCTGCCTGGCGACGACCAGCTGATCCCCACCGGAGAGGCCACCGAGCTGCCGCCGATGGCCATGCCTCACGCGCCCGAGCAGCCGCCCGCCGGCATGCCACCGATCACCCCCGAACCGCCCGCCCCGCTGGGCGAACCCCAACCGATGGAGCCCAACGATGCAACTCCTCAGCAATGAAGCCGCCACCGGCCAGCCGCAGCGCTGGGTGGGTGGAACCGGCGTGTTCGCCGTGTGCGGCACGTTCGGTGGCGCAACCGTGAAGCTGCAATTCCTCGGCCCCGATGGCGCCACCTGGGTGGACGTCGGCACCGACACGAACCTCACGGCAGCCGGGGGCGCGATGTTCATCCTGCCCGCCGTGCAGATCCGCGCGGCGGTCTCCGGTGGCGCCCCCTCGGGCCTGGCCGCCTCTGCCGAACAGGTGGTGTGACATGGGCGGGCTCACTCGAAAACTCGCGGGCTTCGGCGGTGGGGCTGGCGGCTCGTCGGCGTTCTCGGCGCTGACTGGCGCCCCCACCGACAACTCGGCGCTGGCCGTCGCCCTCGCCGGCAAGGTGGACAACACCGGCAACAAGTACGGCTTCAACAACAAGGTGATCCCCACCTTGGAATCCGCGCTGGCGTTGCAGACCACAGCCACCGCCCCGGTCATCGACCACATCAACACGATTGCCAGCGACGGCTGCGGTGCCGACGCCAGCACGCGCGTGCGCCAGGATTGGGCCGGCCTGCAAAAGGGCATCTCGATGCGCATGGCCGATGGCACCGAGTACCTGATGTACATCCAGGACAACAGCGGCGGGGCAGGCACGGCCCAGGCGCTGCGCCTGATGCGCTCGCCCACGGGTGGCCCTATCTCGGCCGGCACCGGCTGGACTCAGGTGATGCAGGTCACGGGGACCGACTTCACGAAGTACAACCTGCTGCGCGACGTCAGCCGCGACCAGCTCATCGTTTTCTTCACGACGGGTTCGGGGCTGAACTACACCTCGAAGCTGGCGGTGTTCACGTCGGCCGGCGTGCAGGTGGGCAGCACCTACAGCATCCAGTCGACGCCGGCCACGGCGATGACGAAGCAGCTGACCAGCAGCGGCGCCTACCTCGACGCCGGCATCGCGCTGCAGCAGGACTCGAACAACAAGACCCGCGTGGTGATCGCCGGTTGGCAGCTGCCGGACCCGACGGGAAACCAGGTCACCACCACGCTGCAGTGCTACAAGACTTTCCAGTGGCTGTATTGGGACGGTGCGAACTGGACCCAGGACGCCATGATCAAGTTCAAGACCGAGGAGCGGGCGGACTACGACACGGTGTGCGTGGGCCTCAACGGCGACCTGGACGTGGCCTACGGCATCTGCCAGGGCAACGTGGCCATGTGGGAAGCGGTGTGCGAGCAGTACGCCGACCGCCTGAGCCAGAAGCGCCTGTACGACATCAACGCCTACACCTTCCACAAGTTCGGCATCTGGACGCACAACAAGCGCACGGGCGACCTGAAGGTGCAGTGGATCAGCCCGCCGGTGCCGTGGCTCATCCGGCCCTACGACGGCAACGGCGGCCCGTACAACGCGGCCAACGACATCCCCGAGTGCCGCACCAAGGATGCGATGTTCAACTTCCTCACGGGGGAGTGGTGGATCCCGTACCGCTATACGCAGCCGAAGCCCTACGCCACGCAGCTCGAAATCCGCGGCTCGTGCACGGGCTCGGTGCTGACCATTGACGCGAGCAGCAATGCCAGCGTGACCGGCAGCATCAGCGGCACCACGCTGACCGTGACCGCGGTGGGCAGCGGCACGGTGTGCCTGGGCCAGGTCATCAGCGGCACCGGCGTGACGGCGGGCACGAAGATCACTGCGAAGGGCACGGGCCTGGGCGGCACCGGCACCTACACGGTGAGCGTGTCGCAGACGGTGGCCAGCACGACCATCACCTGCCAGATTCCGGCGCTGCCGATCGGCACCACCCTGTTCGCGCATTCGAGCAGCGCGGTCGGCATGCTGCCGCAGCGCATCATCGCCAACGGCACGGGCACCGGCGCGCAGGGCAACGTGGGCGGCACCTACCAGTTGGACATCCCGCAGGTGATGGCGCTGGGCACGTACAGCGCCTGCAACGACACCTACCCTACGGTGTCGCAGGCGCCCATCACGAGCGTGCGCTTGATGATCGTCACCCCGCAGGGCGAGATTCGCTGGGACGGTGAAATCCACTCCACCACGTTCGGCCTGCCGCAAATCTTCATGACGAGCACCGGGCGGGTGTACTACCACTTCGTGGGCTTCGCGGGCACCAACCAGCAGACCAGCTTCCACATCATGGAGCTGGTGCGCAACGCCGACGGCTCCATCACACCGGTATCGCTGGCCTCGAACAATCAGCTCAACTGCACCGGCATTCCGACCGGCAACGTGGGCTGGGGCACCTGGGCGGCCTACTTCACCGGCAGCCAGACGCTGCCGGCGCGCGCGGCCAACCAGGCAGGCCTGTATTCCCGGTGGCACTACGGCGCCAAGCCGTGCAGCAACTGGGAAAACATCTACATGTCCCGCCGGGCGACGGACCACAACGGCAGCGGCACGCTGACGACGCAGAACGATTCCTTCGCTCACATGATGGACATCGTTCACGTGCGCGTTCCGCATTGATCCACCAGGGCGCGCCGGAGGCTGCGGGGGCGGCCGGCGCGCCCTTTTCGTCGCCCTCGTGAGGAACCACCGTGACCACCGAAACCGCATTGCCATCTGCCACCCCGGCCGCGGCGAGCGAAGCGAACACCGCTGAAGCTCTGCAGCAGGCCCAGACCGCCCTGGCCGCCGCTGAAGGAGCCGAGGCAAAGCCCGAGGGGGAGACCACGCCCGAAGGCGAGCAGCCGCCGAAGAAGGAAAAGACCGCCGAGGAACGCGAGATCGCGCGCCTGCGCCGTCGCGTCGACAACCTCACCCGCCGGCTCTACCAGGGCCAGCCTTCGCAGCAGCAACGTTCCGAATCCGTGACGAACGGGCAGCAGGGCGCCGGCACGATGCCACCCCAGCAGCAGACGGAAGACGAGCCGCTGACGCTCACCCGCAAGCAACTGCAGGAGCTGGTCGACCAGCGCGCTAGACAAGTGGCGCCGACGATCCAGCAGCAGGAGGCGGTGGCAGAGCACCGACAGGCCGTCATCACGAAGCTGGCCAAGGAGTTCGGCGGTCGATTCGATGAAGTCGCGGCCGACCTCGACGACGCTGTGGGCGGCCTGCGGGACGCTCAGGGCCGGCCCAAGCCGGTCGGTGAGGCGATCTTCGAGGCCGACGACCCGCGCGCCCTGATCGAGTACCTGGCGGACCCCGAGAACGCGGAAGAAGCCGAAGCCCTCGGGCGCATGAGCGCCACGCAGGCCGCGCGCACGGTCGTGAAGATCGAGGCGAAGCTGGCCGCCAAGAAGGCCGAGGCGAAGCCGCAACCGAGCAAGGCTGCCGCGCCCCTGGAGCAGGTGCGAGGCGCCGGAAAGATCAACGCGATGCCTGACCCGGCCAAAGACCCCGAGGCCTGGATCAAGTGGCGCAACAAACAGGTGAACGCAAATGGCTGACAACCTCATCACTCCGACCATGATCCTGTCGGAGACCATGCGCGTGATTCACAACGAATCCGCGTTCCTCGGCAACGTCAACACCCAGTACAACGACGAGTTCGCCAAGAAGGGCCTGAAGCCCGGCAACACGGTGTATCCGCGCCTGCCGGTGCAGTTCACGGTGCGTTCCGGCGCCACCGCGAGCTTCCAGGACGTGAACGAGCAGACCTCGCCCGTCACCATCGAGCCGGAGTTCGGCATCGACTGGGACTTCAGCGACTACGACCTCACGCTGACCATCGACAAGTTCAGCGAGCGCTACCTGCAGCCCGCGGGCAAGCGGCTGGCGGCCGAGGTGGACATGCGCATCGCGTCGCGCTTCTACCAAAAGATCTCCAACTTCACCGGCACGCCCGGCACCACGCCGAACACCACGGCCGCCCTGGGCAACGCGATGGCGTACCTGGACGACCTGGGTTGCCCGCGTGACCAGCGCTACTTCGCGCTGTCGCCATTCGCCATGCAGGGCATGGTGGAGGCCACCAAGGGCGCGTTCAACGACCAGGCTTCCGTCGGGAGCCAGTACAAGCGCGGCATCATCAAGACCCACCTCGGCGCCGACTACGTGGGCAGCCCGAACGTGCCGCGGCACACCGTGGGCGGCCTCGGCGGCACCCCGCTGGTCAACGGCGCGAACCAAGGCGTGACGAACAGCGGTGCGACCGACAACCCGTTCGCGGCCACGACCTCGCTGGTCACGGACGGCTGGACCGCTGCGGCGGCCAACCGCCTGAAGGCCGGCGACGTCATCACCATTGCCGGTGTGCGCGCGGTGAACCCCGAGACCAAGGCCGACCTCGGCTACCTGAAGACCTTCGTGGTGACCGCCGACGTGGCTTCGGACGGCTCGGGCAACGCCACGGTGGTGATCTCCCCCGGGATCATCGCGGGTGGCGCCTACCAGAACGTCACCTCGCGGCCGGCGGACAACGCCGCCATCACCGTGATGACCGGCGCGGCCAACAGCACGTTCCCGCAGAACATCCTGTACCACCCGGACGCCTTCACGATGGTGACCGTGGACATGGACGTTCCGAAGGGCATGGACATGGCCGAGCGGCTGACCTACGACGGTGTGTCGATGCGCTTCGTGCGCGGCTTCGACATCACCAACAACAAGCGCCTGTGCCGGTTCGACATCATGGCCGGGTACGGCTCGCTGCAGAAGGACTGGGCGATCCGCGTCACCGGCTGACGCAAGGGGCGGGCTTCGGCCCGCCCTTTTCCATTCCACCCGCGAGAGAGACGCGATGTACCCCCTGAACATGAAACGCCCGCAGCCGCTCGGCGGCTTCGCGGTGGCGAACGACGAGGCCGAGCACGCCAGCCTGACCGCTGCCGGCTACGAGCCTCCGCTGAGTGCGGCGCCCCAGGACGAGGTGAAAAAGCAGGACGTCTCCCCTGAAGGTGGCACCTCTGCTCCTGAGGGCGCCGCGCCTACCATCGAGCAACTGCGCGCCGCGCTGGACGCCAAGGGCATCCACTACGACAAGCGCATGGGCGTGAAGCGCCTGCAGGAACTGCTGGGCTGACGCCATGCCGAGCGCGCGCGACATCATCCAGGGCGCACTGCGGTTCAGGCTCAACCGACTGAGCCCGGGCGAGACGGCCGACCCCGACACCCTGGCCGTGTGCGTCGAAGCGCTGAACAACATCGTCGACCGCTGGAACGGGCTGGGCGGCCTGCTGTTCCGCGAGGTGCTGGCGCAGGGCAACGTCACCGGCTCGGGCACGCTCGGCACCACCTGGCCCACTGTCGCGCCCGGCGCGCAGATCCTCGGCGCCACGGTCAACGCCGGCGGCGATGTGCCGCTCGACCCGCTCACGGTGGAGCAGTACCACGAGGCCATCGCCATCAAGGCGACGTCGGGCACGCCGCAGTTCTATGCCCACGACGGCGCGGCCACGGTCTACTTCTACCCGCAGCCGGTGGCGCAGGCGATCACCCTGCGCGTGCACGAGGCGGTGAGCGCCTTCGACACCTCGAACCTCGACGCCTTCTACATCATGCCGGCCGGCTACAAGTCGGCGCTGATCGACAACCTCGCCGAGCTGCTGGCGCCGACCATGAACCCGGCCGTGCTCGGCGTGTGCAAGCGCGATGCCGCCGCGGCCCGCGCGCGCATCGGCGCAGCCGCCATCGAGCCGGCCATCCTGGGCACCCCGCGCCGGGGGTCGATCCTCACCGGCTGGAATTAGAGGGTGCCGCCTTGATGCAGCCGCCGCTTCGCGTACAGGTAGGCCTCGTGGGCAAGTTCGGGCGTGTCAAACCGACCAATCCTGTGCTGCTTTCCATTGAAGCCGATGGAGGCGATCCAACGGCCGCTCCTCTTGCACTCGCAGACGCCAAGCAGGCCGGACTTGTTGTCCACCCGGGCGCGCTTCATGTTCTGCATGTTGATCACCCGGTCAACGTCACGCAGGTTGCACAGCCGGTTGTCGCGCATATCGCCGTTGATGTGGTCGATGTGCTTTGCGGGCCACTGCCCGTGCACCCACAGCCATGCGAGCCGGTGAGCACGGTGGGCGATGTTGTCGATGCCGATTTCGACGTAGCCGTGGTGGTTCACCATGCCGGCTGCGGCGCCTCGTCGGGCACGGCCACGGCTGGCGCGCCACGTGAACACGCCGGTATCGGGGTCGTAGTGCAGAAGTTCGCGCAGACGCTGCGCCGTAAGATCGCGGGTAGCCATGAAGCGGTCCTTTCGCTGAGTGGTCAGAGGCTCGCGGGTGTTGGTAGCACCGCGCGGGCCTCGCTATTTTCGGGGCGCGACCCTATGGAGGCAAGCGCATGCCCCGCGTAGTCCAAGCAGTCGGCCCGAGCTACCACCTGCCCGACCGCAAGACGGCGGTTCAGCGCTCGGTGAACCTCTACCTGTCCGAGGTAGAGGGCATGGGCGAGGACACGCAGCTGATCCTCGAAAGCGTGCCCGGCCTGGCGCTGTTGGTGGACTGCGGCGCCACGATCCGCGGCAGCTACCGCGCCGGCTCGCGCTGGTTCGTGGCCGCCGGAAGCGCCCTGTATGAGGTGGATGGCGTCAACCTCACCAACCGCGGCACGTTGCTGACCGGCGCCGGCTTCGTGTCGATGAAGCACGGCAGCAACCAGCTGGTGCTGGTGGATGGTGACAACGGCTACGTGCTCAACCTCGGGAACAACGTGTTCGCCGGGATCAGCTCGCCGGGCTGGCGCGGTTCGTACTTCGTGGACGAGCTCGACGGGTACTTCATCTTCGTGGCGCCCGACACCGAACAGTTCTACTTGTCGGCCATCGACGACGCCAGCGACTTGAACGCCCTGGACTTCTCGAGCGCCGACAAGCAGCCCGACAACATCGTCACGCACCGCGTGTGCAAGAGCGACCTGTACCTGTTCGGCGAGTTGTCCGTTGAGGTGTGGATCGACTCCGGCGCCGCCGACTTCCCGCTCATCCGCTACAGCGGCGCGCCCATCGACGTCGGCGTGGTGGGCGCACGCGCTGCAATCGCTGCGGCGGACACGCTGTGGTTCGTCGGCCAGACGAAGAAGGGCCGCGGCTTCGTCTACGTGATGGAGGGCCGCCAGCCGGTGCGCGTGTCCACCCGCGCCGTGGAGGAAGACCTGCAGGCGGCCGGCGTGGACTTGTCGCAGTGCTCGATGTGG